TCCCCACCTGATCCACCATATAGATTCCAACAATCCACAGGACCAGCAGCAGCGGCACCGCTGAAACTAATAGTGTCATACCCACCAGCACCATTATCACCAGCAAGAGCACCCCAATATTGGGTGGAATCACTCACTTCTGGGGTAGGTTCAACATAGTCCTTAGCAATACGCTGAAGACCAAGGAAGTGTCTCCACAGTTCCCCCAGAGTATTGTCATCAAAGTCTTGGTCATCCAGAGCAGATTTAAATGCCACACGAGTGGCGTCACATGCTGCCTGAAGATTTTGTTTAATTGTCATCATCATCTCCTTTAATGTAACAGGGGACCGTATCAGGGTCCAACCATTTTGTGTATTCAAAGTCTTCGATTGCAGTCATAAACTGCATCTGATTATCACATAGATACATGTCGCGATAGCGACCTGTATAAGAGTCTACCTTCTGGATACGGAAGTCTGGTTTACCATTGATTTCAAGGGTGCCTGCTTCCACATACCGATATGGGAATTGGGTGCTAATAACCTTAACCGCCAAATTCGTCTCTCCAACGTTGACCTAGGTATTCTAGCACATCATGTGTAAGAAAACCAACCAGTGATTATAACTTTTTCCGACTGGCTCACTCTGCCTCGGTGAAAATGAGTCCAGTCTGCTGGCCAAATGACTGTGTAACCTCTCCTAGCAGGCACATACTTATTTTGATGAAACCATTCGGTGCCACCATCAGGCACATCATTTAAGTATGTCATGAAGACTAGATGTCTATAAGTATTTCCAGGAAGAGAATTAGACCGCTCAGTATGCCACTGCTTGAATCCACCTCCAGGGGGATACCATTGCATACTAAGTGGCTCGACTACAGAAAATCGAGAGGTCTCGCAAAAGGGAAACCTCTCGATATACTTATTCAATACACCTTGCAGTGCCTTCATATAGTTTTGTATATGAGGCAGTGCTAACTGAAATGGGATGTGTAAGTCTACAGAATCTTTGAAATCTTTGTCTACTGTCACATCACCATGTCTCAGCACTTGACCCTCATGGGTATTGAGGATCTCTTGATTATGCCAGAATTCAAATAGTCCATCTACTACAGAATCATCAATAAAATCTCCCCAGATGAAATCTGTATTGGGAGTTGCGAGTCTTCCTTTGTATACTGTTATTTCTTCTTGCATAATCGAAGGGGGGTTATCCCGACCAGGGTGAGTTTTGTGCCATCCCAAGGCAGGGTCATTTGACTCCACCAGGGTAAGATTTACGTCGTTTCCAGGACGCCATCTGCAATCATGCTATCTATTAGAATCGAATAATCTTCTTCAACATCAATACCCCAGAAATGAATTCCACGTTTATCGCTATAGAAGCGACAAAGTTGGGTGAAGAGTGATGGATACTCTGTGTCAAGGGCGACGATACCATTGACAGCATCCTTAAGAACCTGGAGACTATCTCCGAAACGATCTCTAACAGTCATGACTGCTCTCCTATTTTGTTTTTACCCCACAAGGGGGAGTGGGAAGTATCGGATTCGAACCAATGACTTACTGCTTGTAAGGCAGCCACTCTACCGCTGAGTTAACCTCCCACGACGATCCAGGTAGGATTCGAACCTACGACCGACTGCTTAGAAGGCAGTTGCTCTAATCCTCTGAGCTACTGGACCAGAAAAGTTAACTCTCTACTTCCTCATCAAATAGTGTGCGTCTTACAGTGCACACTTTACCACGCATATTGTATGAAATAATGCTACGTCTAATGTCCGATGTATTCTCTTTTGCTTCGTGACCGATTGTAGATGGAAAGATAATCATGTCGCCTTCCTTTACTGGTGGACAAAAGGATTCCAGTCTTCCACTCCAAGGATTAAGGAATGGTGAATAGAATGTTGTTGCAGTATGAACCTCAGGGTCATACTCAAGATAGATTACAGAGGACCAACCACTGTGTCCATGATTATGTATACCGTGCTTGTTGCCCTTGTATGCGGATTGAAACCACATGTCGGTAAACTCTATCTTCATACCATTAGTAAACTCTCTAAGGTATGGTGTGATGATGTCGATAACAACATCTGCGTATGGGGGCAGTGGGTCAGTCCTTTCCTTATGAAAGAAGTCCGTGTATACTTCCCCATTACTTTCTAGGTGAGTATCGTCTAAGTCTGGTAGACAATCTAGTATTCTTTTTTTGTTTGCTTCCCAATCATCAATGCTATAGTGGATGATTGGGACAGAAAACATACTGTGCAGTGTCATAGGCATTCTTGAGTTTCACGAATCTTACTGGCAATTGCTTCGGCATTCGCTAGGTTTCCCTGCTCAATGTCGATATGCATCTGGTCAATAAGAAATTCAATCATCTGATTCAGAAATTCATAGTCTTCTGAATAGTTGTCACCCTCTTGAAAGTCCAACTCAATCCCTCTCGACTACCTTGTAAGTATATAGGATCGAGAGGGTGGTGTCAAGTGGTAACACGGTATACAACTGTAGTCCTGTAAAGGTATTTCTCGGTCGGACCCAGACCTCTATGGGGATGATTTGATGGGATTATCAACACTCTTCCAGGTTTGTATTCATGCTCTTCAACAACACCATCAGCATCCATGAGTTGAAACTGTCCACCCCAATGACTCTCCCACTTTGGTGTAGTCATGACCATGATTGTCAAGTCATTTGGATTATCACTATCCGTGTGGGTCGTGCCATCACAACCAGTATGCTGCAGATTAACTTGTATCTGAGTCAGATACATCTGCCTCTGCATCTTAGATTCAATCCGCTCAAACATATCAAAGAAGGTTTGAGCAGATGGATGGAGAATAGTTATCCTATTAAGAGACTTTCTATCAAACACCACCCTACCCAGAAGACGATGACTACCTTCATTACCATATGGCCATGTAGTTCTATTGGCAACATTGTTGGGATAAACAGCAACAGTGTCCCGCATCATTGCGTCTATTTGGTGAATGTAAAGGTCATCAAAGATTCCATCATATACTTTACATAGCATTTCAACTCTCCTTAAAATTGCGGATAAACCACTCAGCATCCACTACAACAAGTGGTTTCTTTCTATTCTTCTTCATGAAGAGGATTGGAGTGTGGTCTCCAGCGTTGGCACATGCCTGCTCATACGCTTCGTATACATTAAGTCTCTCAACATTCTTACATTCGACACTGAAAGGAAACTTACTTCTGGCATCTCTAGCCATGATAAGGTCTTCCCCACCAGCACCCATGCTTCGTGACTCTATATCTTCTGGGTGAATGTCACGATGCTCAATGAGCATGTCTCGCACCCACTGTTGAAATCTTCTTCCTTTTCCTTTAGCACTTTGAGGTTTCATTAATCTGCATATCCATCATCGTCGTTATCAAAACGATATCCAAATCGTTTGTCTTCCGACCTCTGAAGATATTTAGTGGGGTCTTCTTTGATGGCATCCTCAAGACTATCTGCTAATAGTTTAAGGTTATGCGCAATCAGTTTTACCTTTTCGTAATTCATGATGCCTCCAATAAAAAAGAGGGGGGTTACCCCTCTATCTATATCAACCTCTCATTGCCATTGAGAGTTGTGCTTGTTGCAACTTTCGTTGCTTAATCATTTGCTGACGGATTACATCTAACCAGTTCATTGTGCTACCTCCTGATTTTTGCAGGGACGGTAAGCAACACCACGATAAGTGTTAGTTGGATGTGCTGGTGCATGTGTTTGCGAATACCAGTGTTGATATTCTTGCTTAGGGGTGTCCGTATTATACTTACACCCACGATAGGTTGCTTGTGACATTAGGTTTCTCCTTAGTTTTTTAGGTTAAAGAGCGTTCCTTCAGTCGGCTTTTGCGTCTATCTTGCACTCCTTTGGAGAGATTTGTTTAATCTCCCAAATCAAATCAGTCTTTGCTTGTGGTAGGAGTTCTTGTTTATGAACTCTTCCAGCAATCAACTGTGCCTGTAGGCAAGTTAAGATGAGTGCTTCCATAGATGAACGGTCCGTTCCGAGTCGGCTTACTTCCGTCGCTTGTGCGATGAACGTATGAGTATGATAGCATACTCACCTATATTTAATCAGGTTTTTCTGTAACGTTTGATACCATTTTTACTCTTGTTGAGAATTCCTGGGTCTTCTTTTAGTTCTTTCCTCAATCGTTTGAGATAACTCAAGTGGTCCTTGATACCAGCTTTCAGGTCTTTCAGCGAGCCAATCACTTTCTCCTGAGTCTCTGACCCATGGTGCTCTGATTCTAATTTCGTCCAATCCCTCAACCTCCGATGGTTTCGATGTGATGATGGGAGCCTTAGTTTCTTTTTCTTCTTCATTCCACTGCTCCACAATTTCTTTTGCTTGGCGGTCAACGTCATCCATAGTCACTTGGACTTTCGTATCCCAATACCATTTCTCTATAAAAGAAAACAGATACTCAAGAATCGTATTCCAAGGTGGTGCTTGCTTTGCTATCCATCTTTTGATTCTTTGAATATCTGTTTCTTTCTCTTTATCTAAGATGACTTCAAACTTAAAGTTTAAATCCTGAGAAGGTGGTTGCTCCGACATCCTGTTTGATACCCCCAACGATGTAAGATTCAATCTCTGTTTCTTGGGGTGCATTTTGCTGCCCTTTGCTATTTAGCCAATGCTCGGTCCAGGGGAGAGGATTAGTCTTTGCTGGAATGTCAAACACTGGGTCAATACCAATTGCTTTCATACGACGATTAGCAACCCACTCCACATACTGCGACAGCAAACGCTCATTCAAACCAATCATACTGCCATTAGAGAAGAGATAGTTTGCCCACTCCTTTTCTTGGTTTACAGCATCAATAAACATCTGCTTCACAGTCTCCCTTTCCTGCTCGGCAATCAGTTTCATGTCGGGATCATCACCCTCTGCCCACTTCTTCAGAATCTTTTGGGTAAGAACAAGATGCTGTGATTCGTCTCTTGCGATAAGAGAGATGATTTTAGCACTACCTTCCATAAGTTTGAGCTCACCAAAAGCAAAAGAGCAAGCAAAAGAAACGTAGAAGCGAATACCTTCAAGGATATTAACATTAGCAATTGCAAGATATAGTTTACGCTTAATATCCTTCAGGGTTTCTTGAGCAGCATCAACACCCTCAAGGGCATGTTGCCACTGATTACCAGCAGACCACTCATTAACAGCGTCCAGGAATTCATTGTATGCAGCACACACACTCCTGGCACGAGCAAGAATCTTTTCGTCATCAAGCACTGAGTCGAATACTTCAGTGGGGTTTGCATACACATTCTTGATGATGTGAGTGTAGGAGCGAGAGTGAATCTGCTCCATGAATTCCCAAACACCCATAGCACCTTCCAACTCAGGGAGAGAGCAGTAGGGAGAGAATGCCATGCCAGGTCCACGACCTTGCACAGAGTCTAGAAGGATTTGGTATTTAAGGTTGGATGTGTAGATATGCTTTTGTTGCTCACTGAGAGTCTTATAGTCTGCTCTATCTTTCTGAAGGGAGACTTCTTCAGGTCTCCAGAAATAACCCAGTTGTGTTTGAGTCAGTTTATCAAAGTCAGGATATTTGTACTCATCATATCTCTGCATTCCAAGAGGTGCTCCGAAAAACATAGGTTGTTTTTTAGTGTCAACCTTCTTCTCGTTAAATACCGTTACTCCCATTCTTCCTCCTTAGGGTTTGCGTAAGTGCCAAAGTTACTAATGTAATATAAAAATGAATTAATCCTTGGCGCAATACCCAAGGACTCACAAACATCGAGCCAAGACCTGAAGTCTTCCTGCAGGTCTTCACTCAATTCTATCTCAACTTTCCTAGACATTACAAGCATCACATGCTTCTTCTTCCGTAGAAAGAAGTTGCTCAATCATAGCATCGATTTCGACAGCACGTTTGATGTTTTCTTCCACGTCAGGGTCTTTCTTTGCATCGTATGTATTCTGGTAGTAAGAAGTCTTCCACCCATACTTGTATGTAGTAAGGAAGTCTGTCGCCATTACTGAAGTAGGAACTTCAGCATTCTCATAATTCTCTGGGTTGTAACTCCAGTTTCCAGAAATCGCTTGGTCAAAGAATTTTTGCATAACTGCAACAATATGAATATAACCAGTATTCCCAGGCATATCCCAAAGCAACGTATAGTTGTTTTTAAGAGTTTGATACTGGGGGACAATCTGCTTGAGAGGTCCCTTCTTTGACTTCTTAACGGACAAGTAGTCACGAGGTGGTTCGATTCCATTGGTTGCATTTGACACAACGGAACTGCTCTCCGAAGGCATCTGTGCGGACAGTGTGCTGTGTCGGAGACCGTGCTCCAGGATAGATGCCCTAAGACTTTCCCAATCATACTTGTATACGGGTGCTACCAATTCATCCACATCCTTCTTGTATGTATCAATAGGAAGAATGCCATCAGAATACTTAGTGCGGTTGAAAGCATCACATGCACCCTTCTCTTTAGCAATCTCATTAGATGCTCGGAGAAGATAGTATTGGAATGCTTCAGTCAGGTCATGCACCAGGGAGAGTGCTGCAGGGTCATCATAGTGCTCCCCATGCTTTGCGAGGTAGTGTGCCAGACCGATGAATCCAATGCCCAGGGAGCGCCTTGCAAGGGTGCTACGGCGGGCAGCAGCAACGGGATAGTCCTGGTAGTCAATCAACTCTTCTAGACCTCTCACAGCAAGGTCACAGAGACCTTCCATCTCATCTAAAGACTTGAGTTTACCTACATTGATAGCAGATAAGATACACAA